ATTTTTTTTTTAATTTTTAAACAAAAAAAAAAAAAAAAAAACTATAATAATAAGAATATATATTCTTAAATATAAATATAAATTAATTTGAGTATGCAAGACCGCCCATACCACTCATAATTCTTAAAACATTATAGTTAGTAGCATATACCTTAACTGATTTAGCTTGATTAGAATTAGCAACAGTCATAGTCAATACAGCATTATCAATTCTAGAAAAATTGCATGATCCTGAAGGTTGATGTTCTTCAGGTTTAAGAGCAAAAGAATATAAATAAAACATACCTTTATTGGTTTGTTCAGCATGTGATTGACTGTTATCAAATAATCCAGTATGATGTTGATAAGGTTGAACAGTTCTAAAATAAGTACCTTCTCTCTCTCTAAAGCGATCATGTCCATTAAGTTGGAGAACAGCTTTAGATACTTGGTCACCACCAGTCCAAAAATCATTAACATATGCAGGTTTAGATACTCCTTTAACACTATAATTCCATGGTGAATATTCATTTTTGTTAGAAGCATTTTCTTTGTTGCTATCTTGAACTACCCAAACTATTTCCTTACATGGATGATTAAATCTTAGATCTACATTAGCAGTAGTTTCTGCAGAAGCTAAAACAGATTTACCATTATATTGAACTTGATTAATTAAATATTCGTGTGAAACTTGTGCGAATCTTCGTCTTTCATCAGTATCTAAGAAAATGTAATCACAGAATAAACATACATTACCTAATTCTGGATCACTTTTGTTAGTATCAGCTGCACCAGAATCTCCAACAACTATAGCAGAGGCTGATTTAAACATAACGTTAAGTTTAACTTCATGATATTGAAGAGCGATTAAAGGAAGAGCAAGACCAGGATTAGTATTAAACCAAAATTGAAGTGGTACATATAATTTCATCATTCTATTATTCATACCATATTTTTGAGTATTACCAGTAACACCAGTATCAATAAATCCAGAATTATCATCAACAGGGTTTTTAGAAAATACAGGTAAATTATCAGTACGAGGAACACCACGAGTCTTACTGGTTTCTTGTGAACCACCTAACATTCTTGATAATTGATGAAATTGTTCTTGACCGTGTGTTAATTGTGCCCAGATATCCATCCATTGTCCATAATGTTTATCAATAGTTTGTCCTCCAATTTCAATTTCTACATAATCTATTAAAGCATGTCCCATACGATCTACAAATGTTCTAGTTTGATTATGAGCACTACCAAGAGATAAATCAATTTCTAAGTACATTCTACCTACAAGATCACCATTTCTGGCAATAGTTGCTGAAGTCTTTTTTCCACATTGAACATTTCCCATAAATACTTGTTCAATAGCTTCCATGGCAAAATTAGTGTGTCTTCTATAGACAACTTTGAAAAAGGTAATTTGAGGATTACCGGTAAGATATACATCTTGAGCACCATAGGCTACTAATTGCATTAAACCACCACCCATTTTATGATTATACTATATAGTGAGATTTTTTTTTTAATTTATATACAAAATTTATCGCAAATAAAAAAATAATTTTAAATATATAATCTAAATATTTAAAATTAGCTTATTTAATTAGGTATTTACTAAATTTATATAACCATTTTTGATTCTTATAATATTAAATCTTTTTATATAAATATTTAATTTTCTATCATAATTAGCACTATTTAATTCAATATCTAAATGCATAGAATTAAACTTATTTGTGCTTAAAAATCCTGATGGTTTAATATTTTTTGGATTAAATGAAAATGAGTATGAATAAATACAATTATGTGAATAATAATCAGGTGAAATAATTTCTGTACCATTTTTATCTTTACATGATATTGTATTATATGATTCATATCTAGGTATTTTTCTATAGTAGGATCCCTTTAATCTACTATTAATAGGATTCCCATTTAACAATATTGTAGTATTTTTTGTATGATCAATTCTAGATAATGGATTTCCATTAAAATTAAACCAATAATTAAAATAATTATTGGGATTAAAATTATTAGAATTATTATTATTTTTTAGATCTTTCCCTGAGAATATCCATAATATTTCTGTAATGTATGGATATCTTTCTATTTCTATTTTTTTTCTAGAATTAAAATTAGATTCAATCAAATTACTACCACAAAATTCAACTTGTTCTATAAGGTATTCTAATTGATCATTTTGAAATTTTTCCTTTTCTAATTTATCTAAATCTACAATTTCAGATATTAATTCTATACTTTCTATAATAATATCTCTATTATGAGGTTCTAAACAAATATTTGATTTTTCATTTAATTTTAATCTTATATGTAATCTTTCATGTTGAACAGCCCATAATGGTAAAGATAATCCTGGATGTAAACAAAACCAAAATGGTATTTTTAAAAATAATTTGTGTTTAGATTCATCTATATTATTATTATGTGAAGCATATCCGCTTTCAAATATATTATTATCTGAGTTATTTCTAGAATATAGTTGATCAAATATATATATCCATTCTCCAGTTAATTTTTGTAGAACTTTTGTATCTGCTAAAATTTCAATATATTCTATTAGACTATAAATAGTTTGTGGTACAACCAAATTATTATTTATCCAATCTTTCCCTTTAATTGTAACTTCTAACGTTATATTTAATAGTAAATCTGCTGATTTATCTATTTCAAAATGTACTGTTTCACCAAAATTATAATTTTTAATATTTTGAACAGATGTTGGAGATATTTTAATAATATTTTTAGCAAAATTGGTATGATTTTGGTGATTTGATTTTAAATAGGTTGTTGATGGATTTACTGTTAAAAAATTATCTTCAGGTCCTATAGCATTTAATATTATTTTTCTATTAGACATAATATTTTAATATATTAATAGAAATATTTTAATTATTAAATATTTACTAATTTCTAATTAAAAGCTAAACCAGCGTGACCTGAAACTATCTTCAATATATTATAATTTACACCATATATTTTTAATATCTTCTGTTTTAGATATTCATTACCTCTATTTAATTCAATACCATTTCGCGCGGCTGTATTTTTTTCATCATGTGTCGTAGTATTTCTTCTTACTCTTATTTTAAGTTCTGCCTTATCTATTTTAGAAAAATTAAGTGATCCTGATGGCTGAAAATCCATAGGATTTAAAGCAAATGAAAAACAATAAAATCCGCTTCCGTTTTTATAATTCATATTTACAGTTTCAGAACTATTTTCGTTATTCATTAATTCACTTCCCAAATTTTTATAATTATATCCATTATAATATTGATATTTTAACACAGAATTAAAATAATTTCCTGATATTGGTTCAAACATATCTATACCATTTAATGTTATTGTTCCATCAATCATTTGATTTAATTTAGTATTATCATTATAATCAAGATTAAACCAATAATTATAAATGTGATTTCCACTAGAATAACGTCTTTTGACAAATCCATTTTCTTTATATTCTTCTGTACCATTTGAATTAACGTTCGATATATCATCCTGAATTGCCCAAAATAATTCTTTTATAGGATTCTGAAATGGTATCTCAAATTTATGTTGATATTCATTATATTGTTTATCAACCGGAATATCCACTAGTTTTAATGGAACATTTATATTATTATTGAATTGTACTTGCTCTATCAAATATTCATGTGATTTTGACGAAAATAATAATTTTTCTTGATTATCTAAATGTATATATTCTGCTAACATATATATACTATTTATTTGTAGTCCTGTATTATTATTTCCTATCATTAACTTATTATCAATTTTTGATCTCGAATTTAATTTCAAATCAATTTTCACATCACTATTCTGTAAAGCTATCAATGGTAACGATAATCCTGGATTTCTATTAAACCAAAATATTAAAGGTATATATATTAAACCATCCTTTTGAGAAATTTGCGACTCTTTAATATTTATATTAGTATTTATCATATCACATAGCATTTCATTTTTATTTGATGTTAAACTTATTTCATTATAAATATGCATCCATTCTCCTGTATGTTTATCAATAGTTTGATCTCCTATTTTTATTTCTATTGATTCTATTAATGCTTGTGCATCTATCGATATGTATGGTAATACATTTTTTTTTATTGTTTCTATTGTTGTATCTATAGTGCCATCATTTTTTTTTTTCGGAGGTGAAACACTTTGTATATCAAAAACCAAATACATTCTGTGTAATAAATCACCATTTTTTGGTATAGTACAATATAACTTTTTACCTAAATTGTTATTGCTTTCCATAAATGTTTCTCCCACAAAATTTAAATTAAATGTTTCCTTAGCAAAATTAGTGTGCTTTTTATAAACAGCTTTAAAATATGTAAATTCTGGATTTCCTACTAGATATTTATCTTGTTCACTTGTAACAGTTAATTGAAAATAACCAATACCCATATTTATAATATTAAAATATAATATTTTATAATTTTTTTCACACTTTTTTTTTTGTTATTTTTATTGTATTATTATTTAATCCATTTAATATATATTCAAATACTTCTCTTTCAGTATCATCTTTTTTCTTATAATTTTTACTTTTATGTAATATAATACTATTATCACAATTTATATAATAACAAAAATTATATCTAATATTTTTTATTTCTAACGTATTATTATCAATTATATTTTCAATTATACCTCCTTCTCTAAAACCTAAATTTTTTTTTTTTATAAATTTAATTCTATCTCCTTTGTTTATACCGTCACTCAAAAAATCTATATCATTTATACATTTATAATTTTCTACCCTTAATTTTTGTTTTTTATTTAAGTATTTTGTATAATTATCCATTGTTTATATAAAATATTAATATAAATATAAATTATAATATATATTATTATGAATACTTCTCCACATAATAAAATTATTACTAGAAAATTATCTAAATCTAATTATGATCGTCCTGAATGTACATTAACTGATACCTTACAAACTAATGCTTCTATGGCTGAAAAACTTAAAAATTATGAAAGAGTAGAAGATATTGAAGATGTAAATTTAAATACACATGTTCGATATGTTACTTGGAGAGATAATAAACAACGTTTTTGTTTAGGAGGATTATTAACAAAAATACATAAAAAATATGTTATTTTATCAAATGGGACATTTAGTTGGTCCGTACAAAGATATCATTGGGATGAAAATAATGAGGACCCTGAACAAGAGCCTATATTTGAAACTACTTTTTTCAAAATATTATCTAATAGACAAATGAAAGATAGACAAGAAAAAATTATTGATGAAAAAAATAAAGAAATCGAAAGACTTTCTAATATAATAAGAAATATTAAAAAATAAAATTCTAGACTAGTGATAATATAAAACTATTTTTTCTTTTAATAAAATATTCCTTGTATTTTTTATAAACTTCATCTTTATAAATAATATAATAATGATCACATAAATTTATATATTTTTCGTAATATTTTATTTTAGCATTTATACTTTTTCTATAATTTGAACTCATAAATTCTGTTTTAAGTGTTATATTTCGAGATGATGTTACTACTGGTATTTGCCATAATCCATTATCTTTTAAGTATTTAGCAGCGTAATCAATTATCTTATCTAATGAAACTGTTACTTCATTCTCACATGCTTTTAATATTGACGTTGTAAACGCTCCTGTATATAAATATTTAGTACTTAATCCAGGCGCATCAGCAGCTGTTTGAGAATCTTTAGCTCCTGATAATAATATTGCATCACATTTAATTAAATTTTTATTTTTTTCTTCAATACATATATTGTTCTTATAGTCATACCTATAGGGTAAATCTAGAGCTGTCCCACTATGACAACAATCAAATACACATACTAATTTTTTATCTTCTTTTAATCTAGAAAATATTTGATTTAAATCATCATCTTTTATATACTTTCCTGATAATGGACATAAAACTTCATCATAACCATAATATAATGATCCATCTATTTCCATATATTCTTCATCATCATTAAGATCATTTATGTATGATCCATGACCTGAATAATGTATCCATAAAGTTTTTAAATTAGAACTATTATTTACTTCATCTATCGCATTATTTAATATTCTTATTATATTATCACTATATGGCTTTATTTCTGTATTATCATGAAAAATAGAAATATTAGTTTCAGGTACTTTTAAATAATTTTTTAAACAATTATTCATTAAATTAACATCATTTATACATCCACTTAATTCTTTCTTTGTACCTATATAATTTAATCCAAATAATACTGCTTTTATACTGCTCATTTTTTATAATACTACTATAATATTTTACTTTAGTGCGTAAATTTAAATTATTATTCAAATTTTAGGATATTTAATTAATTAATTTAAATATCCTAAAATTTTTTTTTATAAATAATATATATATATGTATAATACCATTGTAAATCCTAGTACTGGAAGAAAAGTAAATATCAAAAATAAACTTGGTTATAGTATATTAAAAAGATATATATATACATTAAACGGTGGAAATATGATATGGGATAATAAAACTAATATGTTTAAATCTAATTCTTTATCACTTAAAAATATGACAGGAGGATATGTAAGATATGATCCTATTAGTAATACATGGTATACACCTACTAATCCTAGCTCAATGTCTTACAATTATTCTGTAATAGAGGCAAGACTATTAAATTTTATGGGTGTCCAACCTGGTTCTTCTTTAAAACATGACGGTCATGTTTATAATTTAGACAAATGGTGGAGTAATAAAGATAATGACTTTGGTTTTAATACTACATTAAAAAATGCTATAATAAATGTTTTTAGAACTTCAACTGAACGTGTCAACAAACTTATAGAGTTTTTAGAATTGATGCATTCTTTAAGAAGAGTTGTAGGTGAAATTTCAGAATTGAAAGCATCTATGAATGGAGAATCTAGTAATCCATTAATTAAAAAAACCCATGATGATTATGCCGAAAGTATTGAAAATATAAGTACATTTGTTACTCAATTACAATTAACAGTAAACGAAGTTGCTAAAAAATTTGAAGAAGCTGGTCAGAAGAACAGAGATAAACATGAATTAGCAAGAAAAGCAGCTTATAATTGGATGAATAAATGCAAATTTATGTCTAAAACGGTTGATCCAAATCCTAACTTGACAGATGAAGAAGAAAAAATCGTATTAAGATTATTAGAAGAATTTAGAAAAATAAATCCTCCAGGAGAAGATTCCCTTTTATAGAAATAAAATATAACTAATAAAATATCTTTTACTTAAAAATATTAAATAAATAATTTATTAATAAAAGAATTTATAGATTATTTATATAGAAATTTATAATATGAATACTTTTCTAAAAAGAATAGGAAATCTTATTATATTCAAAAAATCAAAAATAAATACATTAAATGTAGGAAGATGGAATACTAATGATAACCAAAATATAAAAAGTATATTAGCAAATTCAGATCATTGTGGAGATAATATTTGTAAAGATCCTAAATTCGTTCGATACTTAATAGATAAAGAAATAAATATTGATATGAAAGTTTATAAATCAGATATAAATAAAATTTGATGTCTATTATATATATTTTTTTCTTCTTTACAAAAAAAATTTATGAATAAATATATTTTTGTAAAGAAGAAAAAAATTTATAATACAATAGATATAAAATTATCATTAAATAAAGATGAAAGACAAATAGGTATAAATAATGTAAAATATATTTTTGATAATATTGATGAAATTTATAAAAATCATTATAAAAAAGGTAGAATATGGTTAACTAAAGAAGAAATTAGAGATTATTATAAAGTATTATTATTCGATGAAAGCTTATTATTAATACATAAATTTACTAGAAAAATACCTAATAATGAAAAATATTATAAAAGACTTGTTAAAGAATTTTTATTAATTAAAGAAAAAAATTTTACTAAAGTATTTTTACAGGTAAAATTAATATTAGATTTAATAGATAACAATGTTCTTCATATAATTAGGGGATCATCCGGCTCATCTTTAGTTTGTTATTTATTGGGAATAACAGATATAGATCCTGTATTAGAAAATATATCTTTAGCAAGATTTATGCATGAAAAGAGAGAAGATATACCAGATATTGATATGGATTTTCCTACACATTTACGAAATGATATATTCAAAAAAATATATGAAAATTGGGAAGGTAGAGTAGCAAGAATATCAAATAATGTTACTTTTGGTCATAAATCAGCTTTAAGAGAAGCTATTAGAAATACAGGATATAACAAATTTTTACCTAAAAATTTTGATATAAATGATATATTTGATAATGAAGATATGATTAAGGAAATTATTTCTAACGCAGAAGAATTAGAAGGTACTACAAAAAATAAATCTTTACATTGTGGTGGCATAGTTATATTTGAAAAATGTGTTCCTAAAAACTTATTTTTAAAATCAATTAAAATAGAAGATATTTTAGGTACTCAAATTTCATTAGATAAAGATGAAGTTGAAGATAATAAACTTATAAAAATTGATATACTTTCTAATAGAGGATTAAGTCAATTAATGTTTATTAATCCAAAAAAAATAAATGATTATGATTATAATGATAATAATATATGGAAATTATTATCAGACGGAGACAATTTAGGTCTAACACATGGTGAATCGAGAACCATTGCTAAAGTTTTAAAGATACTCAAACCTAAATCTATAAAAGAATTAGCATCTTGTTTAGCACTAATTAGACCTGCCGCATCGGGAAATGGTCAAAAATCAGCATATTTAAAAGATTATAATACGATAAATTCTGATTCGGAAAAATATAAAGATTATATTATTTATGATGACGATGCTATTGAATATATTTCTAAAATTCTAAAAAAAGATGAATCTTATGGAGACAGATTTAGAAGAGCATTTGCTAAAAAAAATAATTTAGAGAAGTTTGTTTTTAAGCAAATGTTAAAAAAAGTGAATCCCACATTTAATAATGATAAGATAGAACTTATAATTGAAAATTTAACATGTCTTGAAAATTATTCATTCTGTAAATCACACGCGTATTCATATGCTAAATTATTATATGCTCTTGCTTATAATAAATATTATTATCCTCAAAAATTTTGGTTAGCAACACTTAATAATTGTAATTCTAGCTATAGAACCTGGGTGCATATGAGACAATGTGTTCATAATAATTTAGAATTATCATATGGAAAGAGACCATGGAAATTATCTGGAAATAAATTAGTATCTGATAAATCTCATACTAAATTTATTGTAAATGATATAGATGATTATTTTAAACATGGTTATTGGATATCAAAAAATTTTCTTGAAAATATGTATTTTAATACCGAAAAAAAAATTATAAAAAAAAACAATGAAAATATACTAACAACAGTATGTAAATTTAGAGGTCTTATAGCAATTCATCGTACATTTTTTCAAAAATTAAAAAAAAATAGTAAAATTACTGAAAATATTGGAAAATATATTTCAGGTCAAGAAGAATATACACAAAAAAATAAAATAGTAACATTTGTCACTATTGGATACGATAATAATCTATTTTATGATTTAATCATTTGGGGAAAATATAATTTTTCTAAAATTTATTGTATAGAAGGAACTGGAGTAATTAATGAATTAAATTCTTATCCCTGGGTTTCCGTCAATAAATTTAAAGTAAGTTATCTATAATTTTTATATAAATTACATTATAATTTATTTAAAAAAAAATTTTATTCTTTTTTTATTATTCTTTTTAATTCTATTTTTTCTTCTTTATCTCTATTATCAATAAATTTAAATAAAGCATCTGATTGTAATTCATTATTTTTGTAATATTCAAGTAATTTTGATTTTAAATTTTTTTTATTTAATGGTTTTTTTGAATATTTAATATTTTTTTTCAATTTTCCAGATTCAGTACTTAAATCTTCTATATTATTATTATTCATAAACATTAATATTTCGTTACTTATTTTTTGTTTAGATTGTTTTCTCTCTCTGATATGTTTTTCTAATTTTTTAATATCATCATCTAAATTAATATAACTTTTAACATTAGTCTTAAAAGATTCAAAAACATCATTATCAATTTCTATTGAATTTATTTTATCAGTCATTATATTATACTTAGTCTAAACAAATAAAAAAAAAATACAATTATTTTTTATTTGCAATATTTTTCTATATTAAACTTTTTATTAAGAACAATTATTATTATCTATATAATAATTATAATCATTATTTATAACACTAAATATTTTTTTGTCCTTAACATCATTACTATTTATTTTTTCCAAATATATATCTTTCATTTTTTTTTTTTTTTTTTAATTTTTTATTTTTTTTTTTTTTTTTATTTTTTTTTATTTTTTTTTTTTTTTTTTTTTTTTTTTTTTAAATAAATTATTTTTGTTAAATTTAATATTTTTATTTTCAATACCAACATATATTTCATTATCGATACTTGATTTATCTACATTAGATATGTCATTTTTATTATCTCCACCTATTTGATTTCTATCAAATATATTATATTTATTATTATCACTTAGATCTCCTAAAAGTTTTTCACCAGATTTAATAATTTCTATATTATTACTATCATTATTATGATCATTTAAATCTCCTAAAATTTTTTCACCAGATTTAATTATCTCCATAGTATCATTATCACTATCACTATCATTATTTATGGCTCCAAAAACTTTTTTATTATTTTTAGGTTCATTTATAGCTCCAAAAAAATTTTCATTTTCTTTACTTTTATGAAAAGGTTTATTATTACCATCAAAATTATGAACATTTAAATCTCCTAAAATTTTCTCACCGGATTTAATTATCTCTATAGTATCAATATCACTATCATTTTCACTGTTACTATAATCATTTATTTGTCCAAAAAAATTTTCATTTTTTTTATTTTTATTAAAAGGTTCATTATCAATACTCATTTTTTTTCTTGCTTCTAAATATATTTCTGGAGTTATAAATAAATTTTTATCTAAAAGATAATTATTAAAATTATCTAAATATTCTCGTAAATTATTCTCAGTTATTTTTTGATGATCAATTATATTATTATTAACTGATTTTGTATAATAATTATTATTGTTATCAACATTATTAAAAAATAATTTTTCTTCTTCTTCATTTATAATTTTACCATTAACAATATTTATATTATGACTATAATTATTTGTATAATATTTTACCATATATATATATTAAAATAAAAAAAAATTATTGATCAATAAATTTATTACTTAAAAATTTATTAAAACTATTTCTAATTAGCGACGTAAAATCTCCTTTAAATAATGAAATAACTACAAAAATAAATATGAAGAAAATTATTGGTTTCATAATTCTAATATTAACTACATTTGCTTTATTTCTTGCATCTGTATCATTTTTTATTTTAGTACATCGTAAATTAAGTTCTGCTTCTGTATAGCATCTCATTTTTCCTTCACTTCCATAATTTTTTTGATTTTTTTTTGAAGTATTGGGATTAAAATATATGGCCCTAGATCCAATTTTTTTAATAGATCTAGCATTATTTTTAGATATATTTTTCAAATTAGTAAAAAATTTTTTACTACAATTAATTGGTTCATCATATATGATCCATGTAATATTTTCTGAACAAGGTTCTCTTGTTAATGAACCATTATATAAAAAAAATGCTTGTGAATTAGGTATAAGATTATATATATTCCACTTATCATTTGTATTAATTGATATTTCTTGATTTTTTTTTGGAAATTTACCTAATAAAGAATTTAAAAATACTAATGATCCTGATTCTGCTTCATTTACATCAATGAATATTCCGATAATTAAAATTTTTCCATTATAAGGAGAACGATGATACAAATGAGCTTCACATGGGTGAGAATCATTGTCAATTTTATGACTAGATGGTGTAGTAAAAGAAATTTTTTCTAATTCATATATTTCTTGATTGAAATTTATATAACTTCCAGTATCATATTCTATTATAATATCATTATTAAAATTTTTTATATTTAATTTAGATGTTTTATAAAAAAATGTTAGATCACAAGTAGCACCACATCTTTTTGATATATTAGAATTTATATTAATAGGAGATTGTTGTTTACCTTTTAAACAAATAGACATTTATAAAGGGTATATATTATTTTTATAAATTAATTTTATTCTAATATTATATAATTTATTATGAATTTGTTTGAAAATTGGAGAAATTTTATTATAACATTTGTATTAACAATTATAATAGGATGGTATTTAGGTTTATCAATATCAACTACAATTGATAATAGATTAAAAAATGCAACAATTCATATGCCTAAACCTAAAAATAATATCACAATAGAAGTTTTAAAAAAACCTAAAAGTATAAAAATTAATGATAATTCCGAATCAATTGAAAAATTTTTAAATTTTGA